GTCTTTTTTAGTTGTAGCATTCCAATCACCAGTTCCGTTGGCAGTAGAAAAACTAGAGCTAACATACGAGCATGCGTCAAATCCATATGTAGTGTTATTTGAAGAATTACAATTACTTATGCAATAACAGTCATTAAACCCCCTTGTTATATTACTAGTAGCATAAGAGTTACTAATCGATCCGCAATGCGAATATCCAGCGCCATTTGTAATACTATTACAATTCGATATTTTAAGGCAACACCCAAAACCAGTATCATCATTATTTTCAGCCAAACAATTTACTAAATTTCTACACTCGTAAAAACCCTGAACATTACTACCATCAGCAACACAATTTACTAAATTTTCACACTTTCCAAAAGCCCCATCTAAACCAACTGCTGAAGATGTTATAGCACTACAATTTTCTAAATTATAACAATACGAAAAAGCTCTGTTCGGGGGAGAAGTTATGTTAATATTAACCATAGATCGTTTACTTGGTTCTATTGTTATTCTATCTACATAAGCCAATCCAACGCCTATAATATTAACATCTCCTTCACCTTGAACATAATAAGTCCCAGAACTTAAATATATGTAATCACCTAATCCTAATGAACTTACATCGTAAGACCCTGATTTAATTAGCACATTTTTAAAAATGCCTGCTGCCCATGTTGTAAAATCAGCAACTGAGTCAACAACCAAGTCCCATTCTCTGTATTGAGATTTAGGAAATGTCACGCCCCCACCATCCGCAATATTTATGGCTTCAGTCCCTCCGTCATCTTCAATAGAAATACCTGTGCCATCAATAGCTTGCATTGTTGTTAGTTTAACCTCACCACCAAAAGTATGATCATCATCACCAGCGTCATATTTATAAGCTGTCCCACTTGTGTTTTTCTTTATCTCAAAATCATTATCACCAGCCTCGTTATTAAAGGTAGCTCCTTTTGCAACTATTAAATTATAATATGCTATTAAATTCTTAGTCGCATTCTCTATAATGGCTGCAACAGTATTATATATTTTCATTATTATATCGCCTGAACTATCGTCAAGGGCATCGGCTTTTATGTTAACATCCCCATCATTCGAGAGATTATCTGAACTTCCTACCCCTGCAGTTTGTTGGATTGTCCCATCATCAAAAGTAATGCTATCAATATTCTCTAAATTTAATTTCTCGTTACCGATCTCTTCTTTTACACTCCTGTCGATTTGTTCTTGTAATTGCTGTGTTTGCATTGTAAGAAAATCTGACATTCTTTCAATAGTATTAGCCGAAAATGCCCCTTGTTCTTCTAGATCCGTTTCTTGTAATAAATCGACCAGTCTATTAATAGTTAATATCTCGCCTGTAGCTAATGGATCCCCAGAGATAGGATACTCAACATTCCCTCCAGTAGATACCCCCACCCCCGTAACTGTATAATCTGTATTTAAAACCAAAGTAGTATTATCTCTATCCGTATCAGTTAAAATGACTTCTAATTCATCAGCACTAAATATTTTATAAGGATAAGGAAAGGTCGTTGCTGAATCATTCCCGTCATAACTCACCTTTGATGTTGTTGTTGCAATTGCCATACTTAATTCTCCCCTATTATATTTTTATAGTTTCTTTCTAATTGTTTTGCAAATTTTAAAGCAGGAACTCCTACCCAATATTCAGTCGCATATCCTAAATCCCAATACACTTTTGACCAATCTCTGTCGCCGGAAATACCTTTCCCTGTTGACTTAATAGCTTTCAATGTTCTATTCGCCCCTTCAAACGCTGGAGAATTTCCAAACTCACGGCCATACTTAAAGAACCCAGCTATATCTCTAGCAAAAGGGATCCATGACGCCATCACTTCAAAAGGAGCTGTGACAAATTCCCACCATTTAGGAAGGCCTCCAGAATAGAACAATGCTGAAACTACCGCTAAACTCCATCCAGGCATTACAATATCATACATTACATGACGCATATATTCTTTTCGAGTAATAGCCCCATCCTTAAAAGCCTGATATTCACCTGTTATATTATTTCCAAGCTTAAAAGTAAATGTCATGAAAGATGTGAATAATCTCATCATCCCTTCACTTCTTTGTAATGAATTCAAATCAATTGGCAATGTACTAGGCTGTGTGGTTCTTACAATATTATCTGCAAACTTAATGGCTTCCTTTATTTCTTGCTCTGTAGCGTATCCTTTTATATGTTCATCCACATATTTCTGAAAAGCGCCTTTCCATACAGGAATAACCGTAGCCCTATCGTTCATTTTAATCCATTCAAACATGAAATTTCTAATATCACTTAAAGTAAATTCTTGACCTGCTATATTAAATCGTTTCTTTTTAAGAGTAAACTTGTTCATTATATCAGAAAGTTCACGATCAATATTTTTAGGTCTAAGTCTCATATATCCAGAAAGTTTTATTACATTTTGGTATTCTTTACTGCTTTCTAATCCAAAAGCTACATTCTTAAGATCTGAACGCCTGACTCCTATTCCTATATACTTCCATCCTATTTTCCTAGCTGCATTAAACAATGAAATTCTTTGCTTAACACCTACCGCAATATTAGCACCTAGAATAGCTGTTGTAGATAATGAACGAACCTTGTCTAAACCACGATCCCAGCCACTACTAACATTCCTTTCTGGAAGAGCCTGGTAACCAACCCATTTTCGCATCTCACTGTATAGTTTTTTTCCTGATTTATCTTGAAATTTTTGTACCCATTCATTATTTAATGTAATTCTATTCAAATCTCTTAAATATTCCGCATGAGATATATATCGTGCAGTATTATTAATATGACTAATTAATACGCCTAACTCTAAAAGAGGTGGTAAACTATGCCCAGGAACTCGAGAATACTTGAACCCATCTGCTGGTGTGGTTTTATTAAAAACATTCTTTTGTCTATTCTTTAAAATATCTTCAACATCAGCATTTTTATTTGTTTTTATTTGAGCTGCTCTAATACTTATATCATGATCGTATTGTAATGGATAATAACCACCTTTTAACTTTATTGTTTCATTATTAAAATTAGTTACAACAAGAGCTTGAGGTGAAACCTTTTCAATATTTCTATTATAAATATTAAAATGAACTCTGTTTAATTCTGGAAATAATCCATTAATTCCATCCCAAACATTTTGGATAGACTCTAATTCTTTAACAGTAAGCTCTCCAGCTATTAGATTCATTTGTTCTGCAGTATACCCGTAACTATTTACTAAAGCATCAAAATTACCTTTATTCCCCATATTTAATACAAAAGATATAATTCTTTCCCCTGTCCACCGTGTTTTTCCAGCTTTTCGCATATCTGGAGTTACAGGCACACCCTTTATATCAAACTTATCACTATTATATTTTTTAGATAATCTTGTATTCGCATCCGTTAGTATTCTTAATGGGACTTCTAACTTCTTAGTTAAAAGAGAATTTTTTATATCATTATATTTAACTTCTGCTGCCACTCCCTCATTAATCAACTCGCCTAAGACTCCAAACTTTCCTGTTTTCCTTAATGAATAGTTATCTAATCTTTCAAAAACGAATTCAGTCATTTTGGTTTCATCTATTAATCCTCTTATCAAATTTAGTGGCTTCTGTACAAATAAATTATCATCATCAGTAACAACTTTTCTATCAGGTAAGTTATCCATATTCTCGATAGATTTATCAATAACTTCTTCAATTGTTTTATATTGTGTATCTTTCATCGTTTTTAAATCATTCCTTCCATATGTTGCGAATGATTTAATAGTATCGTCTAATTCTACTAACTGATTCATAGTTAAATCACGGTAATTATTAAAATCTTCGGGCTTTATTCCATTGATAATCCAGTCAGGAGTTTCAGAATATAAGACTTCATCTAATTCTTTTAACCTTTTAATTACTCCCTCTTCACTAGGGACAAACTGTCCTTCTGGAACTATCCTATAAGTATTCAATAAATCTATCACAATATCTGCATAAGAATTTTCAACATTCTTTAAACTACTATCTATATTCTTTTTAGAATATCTTCTTTCTATCTTTAATTTTTGGTCTCTAGCTTTCACGGCTTCTTGCACTAAAGCATGGTTTAAAACTTGTTTTTCTTTTGCTCTATACGATTTTAAGAATTCACCATTTTTAGCAAACTCAACCGCCTGCTTAGCAAACTTTTGCTCTGTCTTTGCAAACAGGTCATACCTAGTAGCATTTTTGACTTGCTTATTATAGACAATATTATATGCCTCATCCTTAATAGCTTGTCTTTCAATTTTAACGACCTTATTTCTTTCAACCTTTGCAATTTTTTCTTTTAAAACTTGGGCTTCTGCTACTAAAAAATCAAAAGAATCATTGTTATGCACAGACTCTTCACCTAGAACTTCTTCTTGTGATTCTTGGACTTCTCTAATATTCTTCTCTACATTATTCTCTAGTTCTAATGCTCTAGCATTTATAGCAACCTGTTTTTTAGGTGCTACTGTAAGGGCATCCATCAAATCTTGTTCGTTGTTATATTCAAACTCTAATGAAATTTCTGCGACTGAAACAACACCCTTTTTAGTTGTTAACTTAGAATTCTTGGTTTTTAAATTATCTACTGTTTCTTTTCCATACTGACTTTCAATCTCAATACTATCAAAAGATCCGTTCTTAACCACCATATCTGTAGCCTTGTACACAGGCATTTCATTTATCTCTGTAACAGCTTGTTCTTTATATGCTTTCTTTCCACCAATAGCCCGTGTATAAGCCTGTAGAGACTTCTTTATCTGTTTCTCATTTGATGTGGTAATAGCTTTCTCTTGTTTTTTCTCTAATGTTACTTTTTGTTTTTTGTTTACTTTTATTTGTGACGCTAATGATTCACGAAGACCGTAATATGTTTGCGCCTCTGCTACTTCTTCTTGAGATGCAAGGATCCTATCGAAAACACCCCGTATCTCATCATTAATTTCTATATCCAGATCCTTTATGCTTCTATATATATTAGTAAGCCATTGCTTAAACTTCTCGAATGCTCTGGCTAGTTGAGTCGTTGGTGCTTTTCCTTCTCTTAAATATGCCTCAAATCCTCTAGCAAACTTTTCTTCCCCTGCCACATCTAGCTTTCCATCTACAAACTTTAATATAGTATCATAATCAGCCTTTAGCTGATCATCTGCCTTACCTGTTTTGATTAATTCTTGAATGTCATTAGAAAAAATATGCGCAGTCTCATGAAGGAAAGTTGAAAGATTAGCACTTTTGAACAAGTTTATTGTTGTCTTAGTATCTGTAAAGCTAACCCCCCCTCTCACTATTTTATCTTCTTCTTGCTTCAAAATGTTAGCTGTATCTGTTGCAAATGTGCCTTGATTATCTACTGATTTTATTTGATTAGGTGTTAATGCTATATAGATCTTACCGCCTTCTCTCCCTAACCCTTGAAAACCATCAGAAACGATACCGTCATATTTTAATGTTTTTATAACAGCTCTATTAAGGACTTCTACATCTAGCCCAGCCCCTACGAAACTTCCTAATTGGTCTATAGCTAATTCTTCATCTAGAATGTTTTCTACTGCCTCATTCAAAACATCTCCAAATCCCTGGAAACTAACATCCCCAAAATTAGATAAAAATCCATCCCCTATATCTTGATCAAGTTTTTCAGATTCTTTTTTTACCACTTCTTTTAATAACTTTGTTAATTCTTTTTTATTAAATCCTTTCCTATCTACTTCCATAGGCTTTTTAATATTTAAATAAACTTGAAAGATTTTTCCATCTTTTGCATAACCGGAAGCAATATCTTTATTTGTAGTAAAATAAAACCCAGATCCTTCTTGCCTGCCTAATTCTCCTATTTTAGAATAATCAAAAGTAGTAAATTCATTAGGAGACCCGTGATAAACTACCAAGGGTGACCCTTTTTCATCAACGACCTTGCTATCACCAAACCATTTATTAAAATTTTCATTCTTTACAATATCCCCAGTTTCTTGATTATAAGATATACCTTCTTTTTGAATATCTTTAATATCTCTTCCTAGTTGGAGCTCAGGGTTAACACGATTAAACCATTCCTTTACTGACTCCCCTCTCTTCTGGCTCAGCACCTTCGCCCCTGACATTAAAACACCAAGTTGAGCATCTACATCACTAGCCTTTTTTCCGCTCTCTAACAGAGTATTACGAATAGCCTCTACTTGTTGTGGAAGTTTTTGATCTTCTTCTAATGCAGCAGCTCTATTTCTTAAAAGTTCTAGCTGGTTCTCAAATTCTTGCTGATTAGCTTTTTCAGTGCTTAATGATACGCCACTAGGTTCAAATTTAATATACTTGTTCAATTCTAAGCTTAGGTCTGTCCCTGCATAATTGGCTAAATATTTTGACTTATCAACAGGCACATCTGCACCTGTCTCTTGCAACTCTGGTAAATCTTTAGTAATCCCCATCTTTTCTGCAAACTCATTAAACTCTTTAGGCTTTTCCTGGAATAAGGTTTGAACCCCTTCATTGTCTAAATATATATTCGGGTCAGTATCAACTTTCAAATTAATATCTTCAATAAACTCTTGAGTATTTTCAGGTGAGCGTTGTGTTGTTTTAGATTCAGTAACAGCTTTCTCTAGATTATCAAAGTTTTCTTTGTTTCTTTTAAACTCTAAACCCCGTGAAACATTAGCCAAAACAGTTCCGCCACCGCCCATTCCTACACCAGAACCAAAACCAACCAACCCAGCATTTATGGATCGACCTATTACACCCTGGAATGCTTCGTCATCACCAGTAATGAAATCAGAAAAGCTTTGAGCAAATTCAGTACCCAGCTCTTCCCCACCTTCTTGACCACCTGCAACCAATGCGCTTAATCCTACTTCTTTAAAGAATGCCTTAGAAATAGCCTTGCCAGCCTGTTGAGTTATTTTCTTTTCTAAGGTTTTCAATATCCCGAATGTTCCTATAGATTCAAAAGCTACTTCCGCAGTACCGCTTAAGAGGCCATGCGAAATAGCTTGTTCTGTAGTTTTTCCCTCCCCAAGTCCTTCCTCAAATGCTGCAGCACCAGAAAGACCGCCCAACAAGCCTAAACCAACTTGCGGCACGCCCGCCAAAAATGATCCTATTGCAAGCAATGAATTGGGAGCATTCGCACTTATCTGCAAAGCCCAATTGTTAGCTGCACCTTTAATGTCCCCTTTCTTTATATAATTAATAATATCATTCTCTAAATCTATCGGCATAACATCCCTTGCCCGTTCCTCGAAATAGTTAGCAATAGGATTGTTCAAAAGCCAATCAGGTGGAGCAATATCTGCCTCGGTACCTAAAATATCTCTTCCTGCTTGCTTAACTGTCGAATATGCAAGTGCTGGTATTTTCGCAACATTTGCAGCAGTAAGCTCTGACCCATACCTAAACGCTCTAACATTAGACTTTAGAAAGCCTTCATCTTTTTGGGATTGTCTATTTAATAGTTTCTCTATTTCTTTTAATGCTTCTACATCATCCTTGGAAACTGCTATCTTATCAGGGTTATTTAACCAATTAGCAGTAAAAGGATACTTGAAAACTCCCTTCTCGTCTTTTTCTAACAAAGAAGAGTAAATGTCTTGTGCTTCTTGCCATTGCGTCCATTCTTCTTTATTGGCCATTGTAGTTTCAAAGCTTAAATCTTCTTGTTTAGAAATCTTCTGAACCTTTGCAGCTACCTCAGGGCTTACCCCTTTATAAGTATTTAATGCCCATTCAAGATTCCCCTGGTCAACCCTTACCGCAGTATCAAAAGTCTTGCCTTCTGGGAACAAACCCTTAAGCATATTGCTCGTAATATTAGCATCCGCCAAAGCATTAGGCTCAAAAGTCGTTACCTTTGAAACAGGAACTTCTTGGAATCCTTCTAATAAAGAGTTATTAACAGGCTTTTCTGCCTGAACTGGGATTTCTTCAAACCCATCCAATAAAGGATTTCTCATTTTCGCCTACCTTTTGCTATTAAATTGCCAAACTGGTCATAGACTTCTCGCATATTACCAACATCTACATAATACTGGTTACTTCGTTTATCAAAGTTTACATTGCTTAACTTTTGTAAATTCTCTGGGATTCGTTCTTCCAGAACAAAATCTTTTTGTTTTGGATCTTCAATATATGGAATTTCAAATCTAAAGAACTTATTTCTTCCAGGTCTATGAATACTCACAGGAGCCAACAAGGTATCTACTACTTGCCCTATATTTACTTCCGTTCTATCTTCTGGTGAAAGAGTAGTTAACTTTTGGTTAAACTGCTCCATAAACCTATTAAGATTAGTCCTTTCTCTCTCGCCTTTCTTAGGGTCAAACTGGTTCATCCCTGATATTTTATCTTTTGCTTGTTGCTGGAAAGTTCTAGTTCGCTCTGCCTCAGAATCATTAAGCCGCAATGCCCTTTGATTCTTAACCAATTCCTTAAATTCGGTTGGTGCTAGTTTGCTTAGGTGACTGTTTAGATCTTGCTTCAAGAACTCTTCTTCGGACATAGACATTAACTCATTATATAAAATAAAGTCTGTTTTTTTGCCTGCACCCAGCCCCTTCGATCTCTTGTAATCCTCTATAGCATTATTCTTGAATATCAACATTTGTTTCTGGGTCGTAGAGTCTACTTGTTTTATAGGTATAATATAGGATAACGGGTTCTCGAAAAGGTCATCCCATTCATCCTCTACGAATTTTTGTTGCTCCCCTTTTCTAATGGCCTGCTTTTCGTTATATCTTGTTTTAACATTAGCCCTTACCTGCTTTGCTTGCCCTGGATCTTTAATCTTATCTACTTCTAATAATTGTTGTTCAAGGGTAAGCCCTGATGTCGAAATCTCTAGTGACTTTTCTCTTATAAAAACCTCTTCCATTTCCTTGTCTAACCTTTCTTTTAGCTCCGTTCTTACTGATGGATTAAACTTATCCCAGTTACTTTCTAGATATTTACTAGATTCACTTGGGCTTTCAAATGATTCTAGCACCTGTACATTGAAATTATTGATTGAAGCTTCAACATTCTGTTTAGCCACTTCTCCGTCTAGACCATTCTTATTGTTCTTAAACCTAGTGTTTGCAACTACTCCATCTTCTTGAGCCTTGATATATTCAGAGTCAAAACGATTTTGTACTGCATTGTCTATAAAGTTTTGGTTTTGAGCATCCAAGGTAATATCTTCATAATTAGAGATCTGATTTTCTTGATGCTTGAAAATTCCGTTTAAACTATTATTTATATTGGGATTAATGCTACTCAAAAACATTTCTCTTTCTATCCCATTCGTAAAAGAATCCGCCATTTTATTCCTAGTATCTTCGTATACCTTCTGAGATTCTGGATAAACATCTATTGCATCTTTAGCCTTCTTGTCATATACAGAACTATTATATTCTCTTGAAAATGTATTAAACTCATTCACCGAGTCTCTTATTTTAGCTTTTCTTTTAGTTTGAGTATTTGTTGCTAATGCCTGAGCTCCTATCTGCTGTAAACTACTACCTACCTGCCCCAATGTTTGAGCGTCCTGGAGTCCGAACTGTTCAGGAGTTCCAGTCTGTGGCTGTATAGCAGAAGACGGGATATTAGCTAAATTAGTAACTCTTCTTTGAGCCTTAGGGATTATTGCCATATACTACTCTCCTATGAAAATGCTGCCTGTGATCCTATTTGTGTTGCACTGTTTAATAATGATCTAAAAACTGCTTGCTTAGTTGATCCTTTTTGATTACGCAAACCCTTTGCTTGTGCCCTTAAATTTTGGGCTTCTGCCTTATATCCAAATGCTTCTTGATCGATATTGTATTGCAATGTAAGAGCATCCTGAGTGCCTTGGATCTCGGTAGCTTTTATGGCATCAAAAGCACTCCCTTCATCTACTACCACACCACTTGCTCCAAACCCAGATCTTTGTGTTCCCACAAACATGTTTACATCACTTTTTAATTCTGATTGTTTAATTGCGCCTATTTTTTCCGTGTTGATAGCTTGCAATTCTCTAGTCTTTGCATTTGTTTCTAAAATTTTAGCGTTATATTCTAATGCCTGATTTGATGCTTTTTGTTCTTTAGCGGCACCAATAGCGCTAACTCCTGCACCTGCTACTAATAATGGAATCGCAATTGCTGGAGAGCACATATTAAGCCTCCTTGTCCATGTAAAATCTATGAAACATTTTCTTGTTAAACCCTGTAGGCTTAGCTGTTTCAAGGGTAAATCCACACCATTTTAACCAATCTTTAGACAGCTTATTGTCATTGCTTACATATCCCTCTAGTCTAATATAACCGTCTAGCATTTCTTTAATATATTTCTTACTGTCTCTTAATAGTTTCATTTTAACCTCTCGTATCTTCACCGATCCTAAAAGCCATGCCAAGCCAGTGGTTGATAAAAAAGATTTGGGGGCAACACCCCATGAGAATATTGGTTCTTCGCCTTTTAATAAAGTCCATGATTTAGTAGATACATCATAAGAATAATCCATCCCTTCTTTAGGGTTCTTACCTGTTATGTCGTATATTTCTTTAATATCTGTATCCCTTAAATTATTCCTTAAATAAGAAATATCTTCCGGGACTGTTCCACGAATTAATATATTATCTTTTACCAATGTTTAGCCTCCCTGTCACAGACAAAACAGTTATAGGCAACGGGTTAATGCTGCGCATTAAAATACTTATGTTTCTATTTATATTATCTAACAAATTTATTTCCTTACTACCATCAAACAACTCAATAGGCGTAAGATAAGGTTCGTTAGTTCTGAATTTGACCTCAAGCAATAAGTCTTTATTGGCTCCAATAAAAACTTCTCTAGTATTTTGCAGCTCAATTACTACGCTTTTAATTTGCTTCAACTTCTCCTGGATGCTTCCACTCTTGACCTCTACAACAAAGTCAAGGGGAGTTAAATCAGCAGTGTATTGCAAGCCTACGCTTATCCTAGATGCTGCGTTTGGCAATGTTATTGCCCCACTAGCAACGATTTTTCCGACAACTATATTCCCGTTTGCTAAAACGCTAACCTCTTTACCTTCTAAATGAGTTAATCCTGAAATACTAGAGACAGCTTTTCTTGCATCTCCGCTTTCAATGTAAGCGCCATATCCTGTCCCATCTATATCCTGATCATCATTTATATTTTTCAGACTAAAAGTATTAGTGGTTGCATTATCAACCTTGAACTGTAAGCCATTCAACTCTGTCATCCCTATAATATCAGAGATATCTACTAGATCATCATCAATCAAGCCATGGCCAGTGGCTGTTATAACCACCGGATCCGCCTGCGTCGCATTAGTAATACTGATTGGAACATCAAGACTTAAACCGCTATCCACATAAAACGAATCTCTTACATCATCCGTATTCAATGGGTTTTCTAAGATTTCAACATACTTCTTAAATGTCCCCCCTATTATTCGCTCAATGACTAAATAGACATCTGTATCGCCATTAATATTGACAATGCTTTCTACATCTAAGAACTTTCCGTCTGTGTCGTGTTGATGCCATGCGGTGATTTGATTCTCTAGATCATAAGATAAACCAAGTAATGCACCATCATCTCTTACACACCAAATAGTCTTATAAGGTTCTTTTTGGTAACCCCAAGACACAATATTATAGTTCTCTACCAAATGTTTTGCTAAAATATTTAAATCACTGCCCTGGTATGCTTGTCTATCATCCAAGAACAAGAAATTCCTTACTAAATCATTACTATTTTCAATAAACATTACATTGTTTCCAATAATTAATGGCTTCAAATCATCGCTTCCATACCTGCTCTGTGGGTTTAGGGTAATATTGTTAGTAGCTATAGAGCTAGTTGTCCCAGAGTTTGCCTTCCATTCTGCACCAGTAGTCCCTATTATTAAATCGGTTAAAGGTGTAAGCGCTTTGATCTCATTTACTTCACCAGAAGCAATTGTAAACTCATACGAATCATCATCTTGAGAGATTATAGATTTATTGAAATTTGTATATGACCCAGTTTGTGAACCCCAAAAGGTTTGCGGTTTATTATTTGTCCGTGCAAACAACAGCCTTTGCTGGTAAAAAGCACAACTGCCAGGATAGTTATCGGTTGAATTAAAAATAGTCTCTGCACTAGGGGCTGTTTTATTTAGATCAGGCTCAACACCACTTGCTATTACATAGGAATCATTTTGGGCTAAACCTAGATAAAAAGGAATATCGTTCACTATTTCATAAACCTTATAATATAATGCACCTGTTGAAACTGTCCAAGTTAATGTATTCCCTGGGTCGCCTGTTGTACTACTCGCTATTTCAGACTCGCTTCCATCATCCTCGGATATAGCTGTAACTGTATAGGTGTTGCTTGATCCTGTCATGGTTAATGCTGTTGGTGGATCAATTGTCCCACCAAACGATATAGCTTCTATCTGCCATTCGTCATTGTCAAATCTTAATAATTGTTGTGGGGCTATACTAGGATGTGTAAGATATAGAATATCTGCTGACTGGGTAAACTTCAAAATTGATAGCATATCTTCCGTATATGGTGTTGGGATCTCTACAATTTCACCCTCTAACGCATACCACTCTGTCGTACTAATGTCTGGTTGATTGCCTATATTACTATCTACTCTAGAGTAATAATTTACTCCGCTATAAGACACATGATCCCCAGTATCGTAGGTGGTTTCTGAATTATAAGCCGCTGGGGTGCTATCTAAAAGAACCTGCCCTTTATCGCTAAATACTCGCATGTATTCATCACCAAACTCTAGCATATATGATTGAGTAACTGAAAACTGAAAAGGAATGAGCCTTACATCCGTAGTCGAATCCTTTACTTCGGCAATAAATCTAGTCCCACCTCTTTTTATTGCTCCACCTTGTGGCTGAATCATGAAATTCTTCATGGTCTTACAAGCTGTATAATATTTTTGTAAATCTGTTCTCTCGTATAGACTAGGAGACCATTCACCGCCAACAAAAGTATTTTTCAGAATGGAAGTGACCATTAGTTTCTTGCCTCCACATAGGCGTTGTTCTGGTTTGGTGTCTCGTAGCCTTCATCAGAATCATCTGCTTCTGCTTGGTTTATTAATATTAAATAAGTTTGCATGCAAATTTGTTGCAACTTCTCATCGCCTCTGACAGGTTGTGCTAAATCTGCCGCTAACCTCCAGCTGAAAGCCTCTAAAAATAAAGAATCAAATAAATTTGTATTAGTTATTTCTGCTGTATAAAGTATTTGAGCATCTTCGTTATTAGTCAATATAACCCTACTCGCTAATGTAAGGGATGCCCTTACAGCATATTCTAATTTTTTATTTTTAGTTGCAGGATTATAGATTTTCTGTATTTTAAGAGCGTCTATAGGATACGCATAAGCATAATCATAATCTAGATATTCGTCTGTAAGTAATGCCAATGTAATTTGTTTTGTAGCAAACCCCCACTCATGGCTTCGCAATACAGCATTCCTTGAAACAGTATAACTTCTTTTACATTCAATCGCTTCTTTTGATGCTTCGTCTAGATTACTAATAGACTGTCCACCTATATGTGATATTGCTAAATTACAAATTTCCATAATACTTGCCATAATCAACCTCTATACTGTTATAGTAGTGCCATTGCTGACACTACTACATACAGATCATTTATTTCTTGTTCTCTTTCCTTTTCTCTTCTTTCACTTCTTCTATTCCTTCTGGATGCAATATTTCCGGCTCTTCCTTCTTAGTCTTAGCGTTTAATAGTTTAAAGTGGACAGGGACATCTTTAGCATTAAAATCTACTGTTTCCCCAACCTCATAAACTCTTCCTTCCGCCGGATATTGACACATTGTTACACATTTGTATTTACTCATCCAACTCTCCTTTAAGCGTTATTAGTCTGTCGATCTAGAACTAATCCTGCTGTAATATTACCAGCAGTGAAGTCGCCAGATCCTGCAACAGTAAAGTTCAGGTCTAGAAATTCTTCTGCGTTAACTGGGATAGTTCCTAAAGAAAATTGATACCCAGCCACTAAATCAGCCTCTACAATAGCAGCAGTCTGGTGCAATACTACGCCACCTGTACCAATAACAGCGTCACTATCTGTTCTTAACGAAACCACCAAAGTACCATCAGTATCCCCTGAACCAAAGGCCTTAGTTACCTGAACCCATACATCTATTTCTTTCACATCGCCCTTTGCAATTCCTATGGCTCCAAGATCGATAACATTTGTGGAAGTCGCCGTTGCGGTGATTGCCTGATCATCTGAAAATAAAGTTTGCTTATCTAAATACATCCTAATCCTCCTAAATAATTTAAAATTAAACTAAGCTACTACTGTTGCTTCTGTGCTTAATAGACTATCCGACATTCTTACAGGTATTCCATCAAACTTATCAACCATTTTTCCAGCTACATTTTCAAAGATAAAGTTTACATTGCCTCTGTTGGCTACCTGTCTTCTTAAGAATGAACGCAATGTTCTATTCATATAAAAAATTGGCTTACCCAAATTCATATCTTGAATTGTTTCCATCGCCTGCTGCATTAAGTCTACAAGATCAGCACCAGACGCAGCGTCTTTCTTAAGTAGTGCAACATCTATATTCGCAATTCTAACCACATATCTCCAATCTCTAAGCGCTAGCCCAGCCTTCCATTGATAATGTGTTCTAAAACCTTGAAATTCTCCACCTGCAGCATCAGTTAGAGTATCCTGTCCTAAATCCTCAGCCATTAGCCCGGCCTTAGAACCTTTAGGGAATATTCCATGACAAGTATTATTACCCCACCCTACAAGCCAAATAGAAGCATTTGTGTCTCCTGCACCTGCACCATTAATAATGTTTCCTGCATTATCAGCACTAAGAGAAGAATATCTAGGTGCTAAACCTAAAAATCGCTCTGGATTTGATGCAGTATTACCATAGAATATAGTAGAACTCATTGTCTGGTTCATAGATTCTATGAATGGTCGATCCTCTGATAATCTAAACTCTGCAGTATTGCCATTAAGCAAAGCCAAGTCCTTATCAACCTTTCCATACGATTCCAGCATCCCTATTGTATCTGTAACTGGCATAGTTCTAGATTTGCTAGATGCAACACCATAGTTCAATAGTCTCCAAGCTACAGTTGGTAAACCTGTCCTGACTGTTGTTCTGTGTCCTGTTGGAAGATTCCCTTCTATCCACGCCATATCCTGTAAAATAGGATTGGTTTCACTTAAAAGTTCTGTGATAGATGCTATTTTCCCATCTGGGTCTAATCTTTTTCCGTAATCCGCTAAATTTAAATTGCCTGTTCCTATTGTTGACATTATTTATTCCTCCCTTTAATTATGTTTACTTTTGTCATAAATTTTCTGTGCAGTTGATAAAGTTGATCCTGCTTGACCGGTCACTGATGTGTCGTCGCCTAAAACTTTATCGATCTTCACAAACATTTTAATCACTTCTGGATTATCGCCTAACCCAGAGGTATCTAACATTTCTTTCAATTCAGGGCTTCCATAATTATTGAGAACTCTTTTTGCTCTAACTATGGTTTCACTGAAGTTCTTCCCACCAAAATCAGGATCTTCTTTAATAGATTTCTGCCAATCTTGTCTTACTTTCATGAATTCAGCCTGTTGGTCAGCTAAAACCTTTTGACCGTTTTCAATTGATAAGTCCAAAAGTGCTTGAGCCTTTTCCTGTGAGAGGCTTGAATCTTGAGCCAAACCCTTAAACTTTTCCATCAAATCATTATTTATCTCAATGTTTTCTGGAAATGAAAAATCCTCATAAACTATAGGATCTTTCGGCTCGTCTGTTTTAGGTTCTTTGGGATCACCTTCTTTTTCACTTAACAAAGTTTTGTCTAGTCCAGCTTCAACCGGATCAGGAACTTTCGGCGATCCCTCGGTCTCTGTACTAGGGGTCTCTGTAGTGGCGTCTGTGTCAACATCGCCATTAGTGTTAGCTTGGGTAATATTTTCATTTTCTACCATTTTCTCTATCCTCCTCTTCGTTATATTTTTTTAATAATCGAATCATTATCTCCCCCACTTTTTCTGGAGAAATCCTACATATATCTGATAATGTTACTAAACTTAAATTTCTATGGCCTTCTAAAAAGAATCCAGTAGAATTACCTGTAAATGTACTTTTCAACAAATACGACTTATCAAAGAGGTCTACATAAAACCTTAGCCCTTCTTCTGTATCTAGTATCTTTTTCAAATCTGCCAACTGTTGCGATCTTTGCAGCTTCTCATCTTGTTCCATTTCTTCTAATATTTTCTCATCTGTAATATTGTTCTTGCTCATGCCTGATCTCCTACAAGCCCATCTAATGCGCTATCTGTATTCATTTTAGTGTCTGATAATGTTTTAGATGTATCAGCTAGTTCCTTGCCTGCCTGCACCATCTGAGCAGCCTGTTGTTGTTTTGCTCGATCTTCTCTAATTACGGCCACTTCGTCATCTGTCCTAATTACCTTAGGCTGCACTCCAACCATTTCGCTATACTGATCAACTATTTCATCAAAATCTATCTTATCTAGTGAGCTTGGATTAAGGGTTGCAATGTTACTCACGAACCCAGTTATCTGCTCTAGAGATGTTGTTTGTATTGCTTTCTGTGATTGAGCAAGCTGAGAAATATAGCGAATCTCAAGAGGTTTGTCAATAATTTCCTGCGGTGGCTCAGGGATCATACCTAAATTATCCAGTATAGAATAAACCCTGCTTAGCGTATCATCAAACAACTCTGACTGTAATCTTTCTAGAACTGCCCCAAAGATCATAACCCTTTCTTCATGTCTACGAACTACCTCAGTAGCTGTCATGCTTTTAGTTTGGCTTGAAACAGTGAAAAATAACTCATTAAAAAAGAACTTCTTGATCCTAGACTCTACTCGATCTAGTTCAAACGCAATGTTTTGGTAGTCTAGATTAACTAGATAAGTAGGGGTAAAGCCTTGTTGCCCTGTCGCAACACTGTCCACATAGGTTACCGCCCCAGAGACTGTAGATTTCGGTCTATTCTTAAGAGACGAAGGTGCATTCATTGGAGGTCTAACTGCTTTATCCAAGCCTTGCAACTTGTCTTTCTCCATTTTCTGCAACATCTTAATATCACCCAGTGCCATCATCCCTGGGCAATTGTCACCATATACTCCATCGCCTATTATATCCCATCTTGCAACAGCAAAAGGTTTTGTTGTATATCCAGATTCACGAAGAAACTCTGGATCCATCGCCCCTTCTTGAAAATAAATAGACTCATATTCAAAGTCCTTGAATTTATCAGGCTGCGTATTAGGTTGTATACAATGCACTATTCCAAATGAGGTCTCTAGATCATTGTTTTCGGCAGTCTGTTTAACACTATCAGTTACATTCTCAACACCAAATTCTTCTACCATCTGTTGAGCGGTCATTGTGAATTTCCGGTATAATACATTAGCCCTATTATTCTTATCGTTAGCTAGATAATAAGAACCTATTGTGAACTGACGAAATCTTAATATATTGTCAAAATCTTCTTCTAGTATCATTGCAGATGTTCCAAAACCACCTATTTCATTATATACCCCAGCAATAACATCATAAAAATTAGACTGGGTTAAGGCTCCTAGCATTATATTCCTAACATTATGCAACCAAACCTTTACCGCTTCTAACTCTTTTGTGTCCTCATCATCAATTGTCATCATAAACCAAGGACTACTAGAAGGTGTAAGCCCACTAAACAAGCCACTAGCAAGAGTCTTAAGTGCTTCTGTAGGCATTCCATTAATGATTTTCTTACCCTTTTTTTCGCCTCTATTATAAGTATTCTGGTTTGTATTTGATAAATAAAGACCATTATATGGCAGTAAATACTCAGAAAGCTCTAACCAGTGAGCTCTAAAGGTATTACTTCCATTTTCTAAAGAACTTAAGCGTTTCTTATAACTATCTTTGGTTCTTTTCGCCATTGATTATTCTCCCAACAAGCTTTTCAAGTTAGTTCTACTAGCCTGTTCTACTCCTAGAGGACTAGTCAAAATTGTTGAACTAAAACCCTTTCTAGCTTTCTTTTTCAACTGTGCCTCTTTCGCTGCATCTGTTATTCCTTGAGCTCTTTCTTCGGTTGTAGGGGGCTTAACTGGTGTCACTGCTGTCACTTTTGTCTTATCATCATCATCTTTTTTCTTAGAAAACAAATTTGCTGCAAGTCCTGCACCTGCTAACCCACCTAGTACTGGCCCTAGAGCTGCTGCCATAATAAGACTCCTTAATTTTTTTAAGCTAAGACATCATAATCACTTTCCATCTCATAGCTCTGATTATCTTCGTGTTCATTAGGGAATTCCACCCCAAAGGCAGGATCTGTTATCCTTGCCATACAATCTAACATATCGTCATGTACACATACCGGGAATGCTTTATACTCATCATCCATAAACTGTTTGATAAAATCTTTAGGCCTTCCCTCATAATCTACATATATCAACTGATGAGGCAACCTTATTCGTTTATTATAGAAAGGCGGAACCAATCCTTTGATTCTATCCTTTTTCGAAAGGATATTGCCCCCTAAGGCTAAGATTTCAAACCTAAAATTGATTTGTTCTTGAACATATTTAATATGCTCAATATCGCTTTGCAATCCATATTTTTCGTAACCAACTTTTATAGGTTTATATTTTCTTACAAATTCAAAGAGCTTATTTGTCCTTTCAATCAAGTTTAACCTGTCTCTTATAGCGTCTACAAGGTAATAGTTATTATCTCCTGCAGTAGCAATTACCTCTATGACCGTATAATCATTAGTCTTTTTCTTTTCTCCTGCTGGATCAACAATAATGTAATAGTTCCAAAGATTATCAGCTTTTATATCATCGTAATATCTCAACCATTCTTCTCTGAACCCCATTGCCCTATCAGCAGAAGGATCTTGCAACATTTGAGCAGAAAAGACATGCGGCCCCATATCTCTCCGCTTTTTATCTAACTCTTTCCTGCTTAATAAAACAGGCTTTCCGCTTATTGTCCCATCTTCTGTAGCTGGGTATTTTCTAACCTTAACTGTTTCTCGCTCTATTATTTCTCTATAGGTATCGTTGTAATGATACCTAGTACCAATAAACCTTCTTTGTCCGCCATCAGCACCTAAATTATAAGAAAGAGCAAGAGCCTCCGTGGTTTTCGCAATCTGGTCGGGAGTATTCACACTTCCTAATGTAACCACATCATCGTAAACCAGCAAACTAAAATGTTTACTAACTGGTTGTCCGTCTACTAACCCATGTGCCTCAACCGTGCATTCTTTTGGGTTAGTCTCTCTCTTCACTATTATTCCCGTATCTACAGACCATTTGAGCGCCTCTTTAAACGGTTCTCTATATAAAACATTTGAGAAAAGACCTTGTAAAAACTCGTTAGTTTCTAGCTCCCTTTTAATCTGTTCTAAAAATGCCTTTGCAATAGGTCTTGTGTGCGAGAATATGCCTACTGTAATATCTGGATTTATTAGAATATCCTGTATTGTCTTTGCAAAAGTAATTATTGTGCTTTTATAATATTCTCTAGCCCATAAATCCAAGTATCCGTTTGGCTCGCTTTCTACCTCTCTACACCTTTCATACAGCCAGTCCCTGTCAACATCTCTTCTTTTCAGTGCTACTGTAAGAAGAAAAAACAAATCTTCACGACAAAGACGCTTTATCTGTTTAATGTCTTTGTCTTTTAATATTTCTCGATAAAGATCATTACTTTGAATACGAGTTCTTCCGCTACACACACTCATTTCTTATCCATTCTTTTCAACCTTTCTTCTATTTCTAAGGTAATAGTTGTATGGCTTTCTATCTTGCCGCCTTGCGATGTTATATCTGTTTCAGTTTTATCTTTCCACCCAAAATTGTTTTTTAAGGTAAAAATAGAAACGGCAGGATTTGAAGTGCCTATAAGCGCTCTTTCTTCGTATGCTGCCTCTATTTTTGCCTTAGCATTTTTTATTGTGTCAAAAAATTCGGCTTTTTCTTCGTAATTTATAAGGGTTTGACGGTTTGTTTTAAGATATTCTGCAAGACCTGTAATTGTATATGGTCTGGAAACTGTGGCAATAATTTCGCTATTCTTATTCAATACTGTTTTTATAATATCGGCATCACAATCAACGAAATAGTTATCTATTTTAACTTGTAACTCTTCCACGGAAGAAAACTTAAGAGGTCTACCAGTTTCCATTTTCATCGCCTCCATTGCTTTTTTGCCCCTTTAAACAAAAAAAAACGCCAATACCCAACAAGCGCAATGCTTATCAAATACTGGCGTTAGTGCTTAACTACCTATTTAAAACTTTCAGTGACCCTAAACAATCTTAGCTGTCCATGCTCTATCTGCAGAACTATCTCACAATAACACTTGGTCTTAATCTTCTTTTCTAGAGCTTTCAAAAATCTTTCTAAAACTTTATCTTTAGAATCTTCTACGTTCATATATAGTATATATCTTATTATTTCTAGTTTGTCAATGCTCTAATTTAAAGTTATCCCCCTCTTACATCAAAAAGGAATATTCTCATCCTTAATCGTCACCCCAGTCGGCTCTTGCTGTAGATTATCTACTTTTGCCTTTTTTACTAAGACCTGGCATCTATCAACAACTACTACCAGCTTG